GGTAATAAATTAAATACAGTTTCTTTAATACTCATTATTCTTTAGGTCTCCATTGTTTAAAGTGTTCACATCTCTTATGCCAACATCTAACATTCTTCTTCCCTGAGAATAGACATTCTCCATCTTTAGTACAAGATTCTTTTCCATCTTCAAAACAAGACTTCTTGCAATGATGATATGCACAGTCTGCACAGCTTTCATTTGGGTCTACTGGATATTGATTAGCCATTATTTCTCCTCTCTAGGTATAACTCACATACAGCCAAAGCATTCCAAGCTACGTGTTGGAGGTGAGGTAATCCACTTTCTTTATCTATTTCCTCCCCTGTAAGATGTTTAATTAAATGACGAACTAATGCGTTTGTGTATCTTTTCTCAGCATTTTCAACCCTTTTCCAATTATCTATCTCAGGATACTTTTCTGCTCCTTTAAGAATGCATTGTCCTACTCCCATAATGGTTTTTCCGAATATCTGAAGAACATCTCCAGCTAGAGGTTTAGCCTTATCGTATTTAATCCCAGATGTAACAGGTTTATCGAGAGGAATCTCTCTTTCGAATATAATATCTCCAACAGATGGATTTATTCCATACACTTTTATTTTAGCTGCATTATTTGGAAGCGAATAAAAACGAGTATGAACTGCATTTATTATTTCTTTATCAGTCATATTTGACAATGGCTTGTCAATAAGCATATCTCCTTTTAATGATGTCGCATTGTCTTTATCTTTAATTTTTATGAAACACATCTCTGTCATTAATATCTCCCTTTTGCTATATAATCATTAGTTCTTTGTCTATAAGTAGGATTGTCAAACTTCTTCTTGTGTCGTTCATCTTTATGTTGATAATAATTTGTTTTCTTTGCTAAGTCCCAAGCACTATCTATACTTAGTGTGTAGTACATAAGCTTGGCTATCAACTTACAATCGTGAGCTGATTGGTCAACTGTATCAGGTTCGGTATCTATTATTTCTATTAACTTAGAATCTTTATATCCGCATCCCCTTAATGTAAACATATCTGTTACAGGTTTTCTTCCTAATAAGACACCTCTAGCCTTGCTTTCATCGTTGTCGATAACTCCTTCAAATTGCTCGATAATATCTCTTTTAAGTCCATTTTGTTTTAATTCTTCATTCTTCTTCTCTTCGATTTCCTCAATAATACTGTCAAGCAAATCATTATGAGCATTTAGTTTAAGATTATTATTTTTGAAGTCAAACGTTGTAGTAACGATATGTCTTTTATCTGCGTAAAATTCAAAAGATTTACATCCGCTTAAATCCTTAACGATAAAAGTTGAATACTTCTTACTGGTCAATACGTAGATATGAATACCAGTTCCAGAGGTAGATACTTCCCATTCATAATCCTCAAAGCAATCTAATAAATCTCTTGTTTGCGGTTCTATTGAACCATCTTCAAGGAAGCAATCATCTAAGTCTAGAACATTTAGGTACGTTCCTTTTTTAATTTCTCCGAGCAATACAGAAATACAGGAGCCAGTAACTTCTTCCTTAGCTTTCTGTGCGCTTACATAATCCATTTTACACACATCATAAATACCTAACGTTTTCCAAGGTTCTTCCCTGTTAAGAAGTCTTTTATTTTTTGAAAGTGCAAATATCTTGTATGGATAAAGGTACATAAAGCAACTCCTATATTTTCTTCTCTGTATTGCGTATAATCTCTATAACTTTAGTGTCAATAAGCATATCAAATTCTGATTTAACCATTCCAAGCTCTAGTTCATTGAGTCCTAATAAATAACTTTCTAAGTAATCAGATACGAAGCCCTTAGCAAATTCTCTAGCTTCTCTTATTTCAGATTTTTTATATCTTCTTGTCATTATCATCCTCAATTAATTTTAGGTTTGTAGTCTCTGTTGGTTTAAAAGAGAATGTCATTTTGAATTCCATCTCCTTGTCTCCGATGGCTTGCAACTGTCTAATCTTATCTAAAATTCTTACAACGACCTCATACTTCTTTTCCTGCGTAGCTTTTCTTATGAGATTATTATATTGTACTAAGATAGTGTCCTGGTCATCTTCATAAACAGTTCCTTTAATGGTCTGTTTGTAATCTTCAAATATTTCCTTATATTTACTACTGTTAAGTATTTCGTTTTGTAATCTTAGAGCTTTACTTGTTTGACATTTAGCTACTTTACATATAGCTTTAATAATGTCATCCCTAAATAGAACAGCTTCAGCTACTGCATAGCATAACTCATCCGTTATATCTATACTTAAGTTACTATCGTCCTCTTCTGTTTTAGGTTTCTTTTTAAAAGCCATATTATAATATTACTCCATCTTCTATTTCGTGACAGGTTGTTTTATAAAGTCTGCCGTCCATAAATTCAACTGTGCAGAATCCTTGTTGCCAATCTGGGTCTAGCATATACTCAGGTTTAAGAGAACATAGGCATCCAGTTTCTAACCAGATATATTTATTTTCTGATTTGCGAGTAATAAACTTGGCAAGTCTATGCGTATGACCTGTAGCTCCGCTCATATAAGAGTTTTCAATTTCTTTCATCGCTGACATACCAGCCTTCTTACCTAATAACATTCCGTGTTTGCAAGTGAAAGAATTATTAAATATAACCTTGCTACATCCAACTACTCCCAGTTCTTCACAATCTAATAACTCATAAAAGTTATTCATTATGCTTGCAATCTCTGGAGCTTTATCATAAACATATTTCTCTAATCTAGTTTCGTGATTACCTATCGGATAGTAAATATTGCTGTTAGGACATTTATCTCTGAGTGTCTTTAAGAATCCTTTTACCATATCAATCTCTTCTTTAGGGTTTCTTCCTTCTCCTTTAGAAAATCTGGATAATCTGTAAAAGTCTAACAAGTCTCCATTAAGCACAATGTAATCAGGCTGTCTAACTGTTACGTAAGTTAAGAAAGCTGCGATTGCCGATTCATCCTGAAACGGATAGTGAAAATCACTAGCTATCGCAATAGAACAATCAGTTACATTTATATTAATAACTGGTAATTCTTTTTGTACTCTCATTATTATTCCTCCTCTTTGTTGGTATATTCATCTATTACTTCATCAATATATTGTCTTATGGCAATCATAGTAGCCATTAAATCTTTTACTGGAATTATTTGTAAGTCTGGATTTAGCCTTCCTAAAAACTTTGCTAATAGCGTGGTTATAACCGCATCGGTCATATCACTACAATTTCTATCAGCAAAAGTCTCTATAGCTAAGCCTATATTATCAACAGAGTTTGTCATCATTTCTAATAACGGCATATCTCCTGGTGAAATCATATCTTCTATTGATTGTCTATCCATTATTTTCTTTTCCTTTTTAATTTCTTACTGTCTTCAAGAATCATTTCAATTAACTTTTCATCATAGAATGATAATGCATTTGCCTTTTTAAATTCTTCAAATTCTTTTCTGAATTGCTTTAAATCATTCTTAAATTCTTTCTTAGCTCTTGCTGTCATTATAATAAACCTCCTTTACTTTTTTATTTATATATCTACAGAATCCTTCGATTGTGCTCATTGTTGTCATATAATCAAACTTATTTGTAAGTATTTGTTTTCTTAACATCTTTGCTTCTTTTAGATAATCTTCTTCTATCCAGTCTAAGCTTATTGGAATAACCTCGCATAGATTCTTAAAACATTCGTCTACATCTACCTTGTTATCTTTATAAGCTTTAACAACTGTGTCAAAAGTATATCCATTTTTATCCATTAATTTTCTGGCATACACTTCTCCTCTACCTTTTATACCTTTAATGTTGTCTATGCTGTCTCCAGTTATCATTTGAATTAATTGTTCTTCTTGCATAATTACTGAAGGAGTTTCTATTATTTCCTCTGTTGGATTTATCCTAGCACACAATCTGTTGTACTTTCTAAGGTCTTTGTCATCAGAGAATACTAACATATCTTGATTGTAATTAACTAAAGTTATATAATCGTCTGCTTCTAAGTTGTGTGCCATTATTATATCACAGTTGTTTTTAACCCAATCTCTATACTCCCCTAACTCTTCATCCTTCTTTCTTTGACCCTTATATCCAGGAAATATATCTTTCTTAAAAGTATGACCAGACATTACTCTTAATATTTTAATATTATCAGTATTATAGTATTCTTTAGCTCTTTCAACCGCTCCTTCCTCAAGAGATAATAAAATGTCTAACGGTTCATCACCAGTTATATTATCCTTTGATTTGCTAGCATAGTAAGACTTTACTACAAATCCGTCATAGTCGAGTAATACAATTTTTTCGTCTGTCATATCTAAATCTCCGCTTACTTAATACTCCTTGAATAAAAACTGGGGGTACTTACAGGACTCTCTCCAAGCCCCCAGGATGTAATTAGTCTTTGTTTTAAACAACAAAGCGGAGTATTAAAATGAACAAATTATTTTAAAGAAAATGGGAGGTATGGATAGAGGTATAAAGCCCATTGAAAATTTAAAACCTCCCGTATATTGTATTAATATCTCATTATTTTTATTTTGTCTCAGATTTCTTTTCTTTTAAGATATTATCTATAGACATAAGCATTTCAATATATGATTTTTTATAATCTTTTGCAATCTTTCCATGTGGATGTTTTTTAATAGCATCCAAATCTGAAATAGGAATGCATAAATTAATTGTTCCAGTTACCATTTCTACTTGTTTCTTTTCTGATTTTAATTCTTCTTTTTTATTCATTATCTTTTTCCTCCTTATCTATATCTTTGCCAGTTATACAATTATCTTTTATTATCTTTTCTATAATACGTCTCAGGTCACATATTCGTTTTATCTTTGTTAGTTTCTTTATCTTTATACCTTTACTTGAGGTTACTTCAACCTCAAAGTGACTTATAATTGGTTTTACTTTAACTATATATTTAAACTCCAACCATAAATATAAGACAAGTTTAACTAATTCTTTTGTTACACTACAATGAGATACTATAAGCATACTCTTTTTTAGTGCGTTCGGTAGATTTTCAAACATTTAAACTCCTCTCGACTGTAGAACAAAGTTCAACCTAGAATCTATTATATACTTGTATGTAATCATTTTCTTACCTCCAAGTCTATTCTTATATAAGTTAATTAAAATATACCTCTGATTCTCTTCTAAGTCTTCAGCCATCTTGATTAAGACGTCACAGTCTTGTTCCCATTGGTTACTTCCCATTGGTCTAAGTTTGTGAAAGTCTATCCCTTTACCAGTCCTAGCTTCCGTCTCTGTCATTTTTGGAATTTGTGCACATTCTATGATGGATTTACCAGTTCTAATTGCATAGTTATGAAGCTTTTTTGATATATCAATAAACTGATTTCTTTCATCCGCTCCATCACCTTTTAAGTTCTGAACATAGTCTACTATTATGTATCTAAAATCATTATAATCATCATATATTTTAATTAAATCATCTATATGTATACTTCCAATATCCTGAACCATTATGTTGTTTACATAGCTAAAGTCTTCCTTTTCTCCCATAATATCAAGAACTTGAATAGTATTTGTTGGATGAGTTTTATATCCCTCAACTAGTTGTCGCTTTGTCACTCCCATAGTTCTTACAATTTCTCTCAGCATTAATTGTCCTGCTGACATTTCACACGAACAGTACATAACCTTTTGTCCTTGCTTTGCTATATTGTTACATATAATTTGAGCTATCAAGCTCTTTCCTGTATTAGGCGTTGCACTTATAAGAGTAACTGTACCTGGAGTTATAAAGTCTAAACAGTCATCTAATATTTCTATTCCATACTTTACATCCCCAGTTTGAGTCAAGAATTTAAGAGTGTGTTTAATTTGTTCTATCCCGTCAAGGAATGGAATTGGTTGGGGAATTTCCCTATTTAACTCTATTAATTCTTCTTTATTATTTTTCTTGTTCATAATAATTATCTATAATATTCAAACGTCTTAACCAAAGCTTCACTAGCCCCCTGGGCTAACATCGATTTTGCGAACTCCTCTGCCCGCTCTTTTGTTAGGAAATTCGAGGAAGAGATTTTTGTACCCCTAGTGTCCGTATATCTTACATAATATTCTATTACTTTCATTATTTATCTTTCTGTAATATATCTTCTCTGTAAGCATAAAGTAATTCTCTTAATATCAAAGCGTATCTGTTAGAATCTTGTATTTGCTTATGTTCTTTGTTTATTGTTTCTAAAATCGGTTTAAATATTTTTTTAATATTCCAATCAGAATCTATACTGGTTAATAGGCTATTCATATCTAATATATTCATTCTTTTCTCTAATCCGTACAGGCTTTCAATAATACTCATTGCCTTACAAAGTCCGTAATCTTCAAAACATCCCATAGGATATTGTTTAACTAATGATAATATAAACAAAGCTAGTCTTAATAATATTTTGTTCATAATTATTCCTCTAATAAATTATTTAACTCTGGGAATTTTTCTATAAGCCACATAACGTCTGGTTGCTTGCGCATTGATAACGGCAAAGCTTCAATATATTTTTTAGCAACTGATATATCATCTATTGTAAATGGATTAATTGATATGTTTGATATATCTTCCTGCTTGCAAATATAAGATTTACACTTATCATATACCCACCCACCATATTCTAACTCTTTACAATGAGTTCTAGCTTTGAGTGTTTGCAATTTGCTTCTCCACTTAGATTCGTCCTGATGAAGCTCTAAGAATCTTATATACTCGCTCATAACGTGCAAGGCTTTATTCATATAAGTATCACCATATTTTACACGCAATGTTTTGTATTGATGTTCAGTTAATCTAACTTTCCCATTCTCTTTATCTATCTCTCCAAGCTCATTATATACCTTAGTCATTGCTCGCCCAGAATACCTAGACTTTAACTCTGTGTATAACAACTTAACTTGTTTAGGAGTAAGATTGAGAATAAGGTCAATTAACATTGTATAATTGTCATTACCTCGTTCTAAAGATTCTTTACGTGCCATTAGTTTTGTCTCCGTTATATTCTAAATAAAATTGATAATAAAACTATTATAATTGCGAGTCTTTCAAAATGTTCAAGTACTCTCAAGGTATAATAAGTCATATTAAAATCTCTTGCTATAAGTTCATCTAGTTCTTTCATAGTTGTAGGTATTTTAATTTCCTTCATATTAATATTCCTCTGCTTCACCTAGTGTTAAATTAATTAAATCGTCAATAAATCTTTGATTGATATTCTCGCAAGTCTTTGCGGTTCCATCGATAAAGTACAGCTTAACTTTCATAGGTTCTATTATTTTAAACCCTTTGATATTATCTAAATTAAAATAATCGTTATTGACATTTATAAACATTTATTTTGATTCCTCCTCTGTTTGTAACAAACTTTTTCTTTCCAGTTCTTCAAAATCAGTTCTTAATACTTTAATTATATCTTCAATTAAATAATTTATTTGAGAAAGTTTTATTCCCCATCTTTTCATAAAATTATATCTTTCTACAATTGCATCTAGTACTGATAATAATTTATTTGTTTTTATTGTGTAAAATCCATAAAGATAATAATTATCGGCAAAATCAACAAAGTCTCTTACCTTTTCTATTTCAGAAAATGCAATATCAGAAACTTCTCCAAATCCTCTGGTAACTGGATGAAGTAGTTTATATTGTTCCTTCATTTTTCTAATCATTATATTTTTGGTTATTTGTTCTAATTTAATCTTTTCTGTTTCGGTACTCCAAAACCTATCGCTTATTCTAAACCCGCTAGATAATTTTTTAAAAATTAAATATGTTTTCATTTACATTTCCTCCCAATCTTTACTTACATAATGATAATAATATTAATAACCAGCCTAGATTATGACCAAATATTACCAATATAACTCCAGCTATTAAATATATCATTCCAATATCTCCTTAATGATAATCTTCATACATATATTCGCACATATCTTCTATGGTACAACCTGAAGAATGAAAACTTTTTTCTGTATGTTCTGGAGCAATACCTATAAGAGCTAATCTTAAATCTTGGTCTATCCAATCTTGTTTTTGTAACCAAGATAAATAACTATCAGGACATTCATAAAGTTCTAATCCTTTGTATTTACCAAACTTCATTTTCATTATTCCAAAATTCCTTCCTATTAACAGCTACCATCACAAGGAGCTGCCCCGCAAGTTTTACACACCACTGGGGAGTAATTGCAACCGCACACGCATTGACCATCTGATGTTGCTCTGCCACAATCAGGGCATATTCCATTTACTTCTTCTATGCCCCAATCAAAAGGGTCACAACATCCACTTATATCTCCAAGAGTTTCTTTATATGCTTCTTGTAATTGTTCCTTCATATATTTACTCATTCCAAAATTCCTTTCACTTGTTGCTTTTCTTCATCTGACATATCTGCCCAAAGTTTATTAATAAGTCTGGCTAATGCTTCCGCTCTTGTTTTTCCTAATGCAATATAAGGTGCAAATTTGTCTGTCCTAACAAAACGTATAACCCATTCCCCATATACATTTATATTATATTCTATCCATTTATTATAGTTCTTTTTATTTTGCAAAATTACATTTTCAATCTCTAGCTGTTTCTCTACTGTGAATGGCATAGGCTTACAGCCAATTATTTCACCAGTTGATGGGTTTTGTTCTGCTATGCCTAGCAAACCAACCCTATTAAACATCTTTTCTATTTCATTCATTTATTTTGACCTCGCTATTTCAATGCAAGTAATCACATCTCTGGAGAAGGCGCATTGCGGAGCACCTTGTGAATTTGCATATATCATTTGACAGAGTGCTAGAAACCCAGCAATTATCAAAA